ATCTGCGCCTAAAAACAAGTCAAACAGTGGTGGATACCAAAGTGACAATATCAATCCACAGTCTCTGGATGAGAAATATGTTCATACACGTACATTATTAAAACAAATAGAATATAACGCTATTACTTACGCTAACAAGTTAGGATTAGGACCATTACACAATGACGGGAAGACGGCCTTATCTCTCAAAGACTTTTGGATTAATGTTAACCCTAAAGGTTCTTATAATCTTTCACATATGCATCCAAAGTGTCTATTAAGTGGTGTCTATTACGTGAATGTGAATGAGAACACAGGAAATCTATTATTGTCACATCCTTGTAATTATATTGAATATGATTGGAATGAGCGCACTATACACCAGCCATCAAAGTATAATGGTTCATTATACGTACATAAACCGTCACGTAACGAATTGGTGTTGTTTCCGTCTTGGTTGTCTCATAGCGTGGAAGTCAATAACTCTGAACTGAATAGAATATCCATCTCTTTTAATCTAGCCTAGAAATTCGTAATCTTATATATAACCGTGTAGAGTGTTCACAGGGAACCATAGAGTCATAGCGTAAACCCTAAATAATCATATATGAAATTATTGACATACACACTTGCGGTCGCAGTTTTGATACTCTCATTGTCAAATCTCTATATGTGGAAAGACAGAACACAACAGTGGAATATACTCCATAATCAAGCGATACTATTAGAACGTTTACTTAAAGATTTAACCGATTTTGAATACGAAGACGAAACTGGTGAGCCCGTGGAAGAATACTTTTACGAAGAACAACCAAAGTTTGAGGAAGCGTGATTAAAATTACGAATAACGCCCTATTAGAATTACGGAATACGATTGCCAAATCGGGCAAGCAATTTGCACGTTTAGAAATTAAAGGAGGTGGATGTGCTGGTTTTGAATACGAATGGAGCACCACCGACCAAGCGACTCGAAATGATATGGAGATTGAGGGAGTGTTATTAATTGATCGTATGTTTGAGTTGTATCTATTAAATATGGAATTAGATTATTTTGATGATGGATTTAATAAAGGGTTTAAATTTAATAATCCAAATGCCAAGGCGTCTTGTGGTTGTGGTACGTCTTTTTCTATTTAGCGACTCGTAGCGACTCTGAAAAACGCTGTTGACTTTTGAATAAATATATGGTAAAAGAGAGATATGTTAACAGAAATAAAATCAATACTGCAAAGTAAATTACCTAAACTATTGATAGAGGGCAAAGGCAAAGATGTGCTCGTTAAATCGGGTGATAGAGAATTGGCCTATGATTTACTTAAAAAAGAATTTAAAAGAAAACGTATCAAATTTAAAGACGTATTTAAAAAATCAAAATCATCTAGCATTAATGTTTTAGAGGTTGAAAACTTTGGTGACATCATATTTAAACCCATTATACAAAAAGGTGCAGGTGGTGTTAAGTTTGAACATCAATTAGAAGAAGATTTAAACCAATGGTTTCAAGGTGAATCCATCAACAGATTAAAACATAAAGATGTGGTGGCACGTCTTAAATCAGTTGTCAATTTAAAACAATTAAAAAGAGATAGCGAAATCATACCAGAAGGAAGTAAAAACAAAAGAAGAGAAATCAGTTATCCACCTTTTCGTGTCAATAACACAGATGGTGCAACATTATCTGATTTAACTGTGAAACAAAAAGGTAAACCTTTCTATTTCAGTTTAAAGATTGGTAAGACTTATTATACATTGAATGCTGGTGTAGAGCGTTTCTTTTCAGATAAACAAAAACAAAAATCTATTAATGAGTTCTTTGGATTTGATGGACAACAAATGGGTGGATTTGGAAGAGAGTATTTTGTCATTACAAAGAAACCTAACTATGCACAAGTCGCAAAAAATCTAGCTAACGTATTACAACAAGGACACGGTAGAGACGTTATTATTGTACATAAGAAATCAGAGAATGATGTACTAGTTAAAAAAGTCAATGGATTTCCACAAGTGACTATATCAGAATTAAATAAAGATAGTTACAAGTATCCAGAAAAAGGTGTACGTAAATATGCGAATATTGCTGTGAAAGCTAAAATTAATGAAAAAGACTATAAGATAGATTTTCAATTTAGAGGAACAACAGCAACTGATAAAGGTCCTCGTTATTTAAGACTCTTAATGGAAAGACTTAATTAGTATAATATAAATAAATATATGTATTATTTAAATTGGGAACCAAACGCAGGAAATTTTCAGGAGTATAGTTACGAAACTGAATGGTTAGAGTGTAGTTGGAAACACGTACATAAGACATTTCATTTAGTTACAGCGTTTTGGTATCCTTGGATAAAGGTAGAAGACTATGGCTTATAATAGACGTAATATGACAATATCGTATCCTCCAACAATGAGGACGATAATCAATAAAGAAACAGATAAAATTAAAGATGAGTTTGTAAGATTAGATTCTGACAAATTATCTATTAGTAATTTTAATACTGTATTTGCTAATAGCGCAGCAGCTGGTTTCGCAACAAACGTAATACCATCTGTTACTGCTACATATGATTTAGGTTCAGACTCTTTAAAATGGAGAGATTTAAAAGTTTCTAATTCAGTAACGATTGGTGATAAAACTATTACTTCAGATGCCTCAAGTGTAACTATTCCTAGTCAAACAAATTTAACAACATTAGACGTATCAAGCAACGCTCAAATAGATGGTAATTTAACAGTCTCTGGTAATTTAAATGTTCAAGGTACAACAGTTACAGTAGATCAAGCTTTAGTACAAGTACAAAATGGTTTTGTATTTGAAGGTTCTACTGCTGATGATTTTGAAACTACAATGACTGCTGTTGATCCTACACAGGATAATACAATATCTGTTCCTAATATATCTGGTACAATAGTTACAACAGGTGATACTGGCACAATCACTTCTACAATGATTGCTAACTCAACAATTGTAAATGATGATATTGCTGATGGAACAATAAGAGCAGCAAAACTAAATGTTGCTTCAGATGATATTACATTTAATAATATCACAGGTACTAACTTAACAGGTACATTACAAACTGCCGCACAACCTAATATTACATCATTAGGAACATTAACAAGTTTAGCAGTAGATAATATAACATTAGATAATAACACAATTGATACGTCAAGTTCTAATTTAAATATAAACAAAAATACAGTTATTAACGGAACATTAACTTGTACAACATTAACACAAACAAATGCTTCAAGTTCTTTAGAAGATGATAAAGGTGAAATAAGAGCTGTACCTCAAGTTACACAATCAGGCGCTTATACATTAGTTGCATCAGATCACGGTAAACATATTTACACCACAGCAAATGTTACAGTACCAAGTGGAGTATTTTCTGCTGGACAAGCAGTATCTGTTGTTAATAATTCTACATCAGGAATAACGTTAGTACAAGGATCAGGTTTAACTTTAAGAAACGCTGGACAAACTACGACAGGTGATAGAACAATACAAAACTATGGATTAGTAACAATATTTTTCGTATCATCAACAGAGGCATATGCTAGCGGTTCTGGACTAGCATAATGACACACACAAATTTAATGATCGCTAGAGGAGGTTTCGCTCCTATTTCTGCTTCAGGTGGAACAGAATCTACTTTTGAATATAACTCTACTTGGAAAGCTCACTCTTTCGTTTATACAGGCAGTGAACAAACTCTTACAATTTCATCACCAGGCTCAGAAGGTAAATTAAGTATTATTGCTATTGGTGGTGGAGGTGGAAGAGGTGGTCAAGCTGGTGAAAATGGAGGCGGTGGCGGCTACGTTAGAAAAATGAATATTAACATTAGACCTTATTCATCATTAAGAATTTCTGTTGGTGGAGGAGGAGGCGGCGGCGGAGGCTGTTGCGGTTCTTGTGGTGCTGGATCAGGAGGAACAGGACCTATCATTGGAAGAGGTGGTCGTGGTTGGACTTCAGGACCAGGAGGTTGTTCTGCTGGTGGTGGAGGCGGAGGAGCTGGTTCTTTCGTAATTGACGATTCAGGAAATACAAATACATCAAATATTTTAATTGCGTCTGGTGGCGGCGGCGGTGGTGGCGGCCGAGAAGGATGCGGCGGTGCTGGTCGTGGTGGATCGGGCGGAGGCACTGCGGAAAATGGTCTAGGAGGTGCTGCTGGAGGTGGTGGCGCTGGAGGAGGCCAAGGAGATGGAAATTATAACGGACAAGATGGTTCAAATCCAGGAGGAGATCAATCTGGTGGCGGTGGAGGCGCTGGTGGTTTTGCTGGCGGTAATCGTGCTGATAATGGTGGTGGTGACTGCTCTGGAAAAGGCGGAGGTGGAGGTGGTACAGGTTACCCTACAAACGCTGAACAATTTAAAAGATCAAATAGTACAAGTTCACCAGGTGATGATGACGCTGTACTTGCAACATTAAAAGATGGTGGTTATGGTAACGCAAACGGAACAAGTGGTAAAGTAATTATATTTTATATGATTAACCCGTAGGAGAATTATGGCAAACTTAAAATTAAAATTTGATACTCAAACAAGAGAATGGGAAGTCGCTGATTTAGAACACGGAACAAATCACGGTACTGAAAATGATGTAAATTTTGATGACTTATATATTTTTTGGGGATTTAAAAATGGACAGAGTAATAGTATAGAATTTGATAGATTAAGATTTGGTTTTGAAATTTTAAATGAAGGACAAACACTAACTACAATTACAAGACCATCAACACCAAGAGGTTACTATATTAGAACAGATGTAGAATTTATGGAAATAGACCACGTTGATACTGACGCTGGTAAAACTTACGAATTAAGATTATGGGTTGAAGAAGCTGGACAAAGGAATGAGAAAACAATTAATGTAACTATTCCAGAATATTCTAATTATGAATTAGATTATGTAAACACACATCCAGAACAACCCGATTATGAGTTGTTTATAAATGGAGATTAAATTACCAAATCCTTTTTTAAAGAGAGAAGAAGCACAAGCCAGATTTAACATATGTGTTAAATGTCCTAATTTTGAAAAGACAACAACCTTATGTAAAGAATGTTTTTGTATTATGAAAATTAAGTGTAAACTTAAATCAACCAAATGTCCTATAAATAAATGGTAATGCATTACAAAGAATACGAATTAGGTATAGACATAGATAGACTTGGTAAAGCCTATTTTGATTTTAAACATCATTTAGGATTTCGTACAGACGACAAGTCTTTAAAAGACTTTAATGCTATTTGTGTTAATAGAATACCTGGTGATGAAAATAGTATTACAGGTGGTAACGTAAGAGGTTTATATTGGACTTATCCTGATACAACAAATTACGAAGAAAAAAGATTAGAACCTATACAAGAAGAATTATATACAGAATTATGTCCAGAGTTTAAAGGTACATACGTTGAAGAAGTTTATAATTTAATTACATCTAAATTTAAATTAGGTAGAGTTAGATTTTTAATGAAACCACCACGTACTTGTTTATCTTGGCACCGTGATCCCGAAAAAAGACTACACATACCAATCATCACAAATAAAGGTTGTGTTATGGTAATAGAAGATACAGCATTTCATATGCCATCAAATGGAAATGGTTATATTACCGACAACACAAAATATCATAACTTCTTTAATGGAAGTGAAGTTGATAGAGTACATCTAGTAGCAACTGTTATAAATAATTAATATCGTTCATCCTGAAACGGACGGAAGTAAACTATGTTTAACATATATGAAAAGACAATACTATTTTTTGTATGCCTTTATATGTGTTACGTGCTCTATCATATGATAGTTGGTACATTTACATAGTTGAAGGAACGCACCTAACTTTAAAAAGGAGGGTGTATGATAGACAGGTTCACCCATTTATTCAAAGCTAGAAACAAAGAACAAAGTTTATTGTCAAAAGCAAAATCTTTGTTTACAGCAAGAAGCGAAGTTGATATAAATGGAAATGGTACATCTGGTTATGTTGTTAAACACGGACCAAATAAAGGTAAAGTGTTAGGACATAGATCAGTTAAATCTACAAATAATTGGTAGACACAAAAAAACCCAGCGAGATTTCTCTCGCTGGGCCAACAACAAAGGATACTAAATGAAAATTTGGTACAGAGGGGTTGACTCGAACAACCATCTTTGGGTCCACAACCCAACGCTCTAACCTTTGAACTACCTCTGCATTATCTTAAATACAACGGTCCAGTCCAATTCATACCGTAACCACCAGTTAGAACATTACCTCTGGCTTTATTAAGCGCAGGCTTTCTCCAACTTGCTGGTTTAAGTACGTCACCCGCTTTCAGGTGTAAATTCTTTCTTGCTACGTACATATCTTGTTTTACGATAAACGCATGGACAGAGTTGTCACGGATTATCTTCATAAACTTTTGTCCGTCTTTGATAGTATATTTTTTATCATCTGACGTACTTCCAGTTTTAGCGTAGTCTTCTTTTGAGGCGTCAATTAGATAATTAATACCTTCATTAATATCTGACGCAGTTTTAGTTACTTGTACAGTCATATTTTCCTCCTATTTTATGTTATAGTACAAATTAATTTTAGATTTTACTAATTCATCATACTTAACTTGACACATAATTGCTAATGTACCAGAAAGTATACCTGAAATAGCTAAAATTCCACATAACAACCAGTAGTTATTTTCATAACCTGTTGGTCCATCTATCGCTCCAGCGGCACCAATAAGTAATAATAGTGCAACTACAGTAAAAAATGTTGATAAAGAGTTGTATAATTTTTTCATAGTGTTTTTTTTCCTCCTATATTGCGTAGTTTTCAATTGATTCACCGTCTTGTGCCAGTGCATCACTTAAATAATAATCTTCTTCTGAGATTATATCATTTTCATTTGACATAAATTTTAAATTATTATCAAATATTTCTTCATTTTTTGTCTTTTTATTTTTTTTAGTGTTTTTCTTTGTCATATACGTATAATATACCATATATAGCATATAGAGTCAAGGACAATTATGCCAAAAAAGCCCTTAATTTACTTGATTTTTTTACTTTTTTTGTTCACCTTTTGTTCTGGTTGTTCAAAAAAGTTCAAAAATTGTGATTTTTTCCCAAAATTTGAACGAATCGACCTTAAAGATTCGGAAGATAGACGTAATATCAAAAATTTTATAAAAAATAACGGCACTTACGCTCAATTTTCCTGTCAATTTTAACGAATAAATACTATTATGAAAATATTTTGCCAAAATTGCGGACACGACTGCCATTGTAATGGAAATTGTTTACAAAATTATGGACAAAATGAAAAAACAGTCTGTTGTACACACTGCAGACATAAAGAAGAAGAAGAAAATCATACAAGTAATGAAGATTTATTTAATGGAGCATAAAATATATGGCAAAAATGAGAATTTTTAAGTTTTGGAATGACGCTGGTGAAGAAAAAGAGAAAGAAGCATTGAGTTTGAAAAAAGCAGTAATGTCTGTACAAGGAGATTACAAAGATAAATTCATAAATGTTGAATATATCAGTAAAAAAGGCAAAAATGTCAGTCAATCTCTAAAAATACCAATGGGTAGAAAAATTAGACAATCAATAGAATTAGAAAAAAAGAGACTTGCTAAAAAAGCAAAATTAGAAGCTAGACAACAAGGAAGATAATGCCTGCTGTGTGTAGAAAAGGGGATAGTTTAAGTACAGGTCACATCTGTGCGGGTACAACTATATTAGATACACCTCAACAATCTACTGTAAGAGCAAATGGTATATTAATCGCCAGAGTTACAGATAAAACAGTATCACATCCCTTTCCACCACTTCCACCTTGCGCTCCACACGTAGCACAAGTTAATCAAGGTAGTACAACTGTAAGAGTTAATGGTCTATTTGTTGCTAGAATAGGGGATAGCGCAGATGCGGGTAGTATGACTTCAGGTTCTTCTAATGTTTTCTCGGGTTAGTGTATAAATATTGTTACTATGGCAAATTACGATGCATCAGTTACAAATAGAAGTAAAAGAACAACAAGATTATACTCTGATTTAGATTTAGACTTTAAAAGAAACGTTGTTACTAACGATATTGTTAAATTAACTGATGTGGAGGCTGTTAAAAGAAGTGTAAGAAACTTAATTAACACTTCTCATTATGAGAGACCTTTTCATCCTGAAATAGGTAGTGATGTTAGAAGAATGTTATTTGAACCAGTTACACCTTTAACTGCTGTAAACTTACAAAGAAAGGTTGCTGAAGTTTTACAAAACTTTGAACCAAGAGCACGTATAGTTCAAATTTTAGCAAGACCAAATATAGACCAGAACGCATATAATTTAACAATAATGTTTTATGTTGTAGGAAGCAATAGTCCAGTAACAGTAGAAGCATTTTTAGAAAGATTAAGATAAGATGAGTCAACACAAATTAAATGTATCAGAATTAGATTTTGATAATATAAAAGCAAATTTAAAAGCATTTCTACAAAGTCAAGCAGAATTTTCTGATTATGATTTTGAAGGTTCTGGATTTGCTGTATTATTAGATACATTAGCTTACAATACTCACTATCTAGGTTTCAATGCTAATATGGTAGCAAATGAAATGTATTTGGACAGTGCTGACATTAGAAAAAACATTGTCTCATTAGCAAAAATGCTAGGATACACACCATCTAGTCCTAGAGCTCCAAAAGCAGAAATTGATATAACGGTTAATGATGCAACTGGTACATCAATTACTATGGATAAAGGAACAGTTTATACAACAACTGTTGATGATGTAATTTATAACTTTGTAACAAATTCAGATCATACAACTACACCAGCAAACGGAATTTATAAATTTACAAACGTTCCAGTTTATGAAGGAACGTTAGTTACATTTAAATATGTTGTAGATAGTTCTGACGTAGATCAAAAATTTATTATACCTAGTGTAAATGCTGATACATCTACACTTACTGTTAAAGTTCAAAACAGTGCAAGTGATACTACTTCAAACACATACACTTTAGCAAAAGGTTTAAGAGCTTTAGATGATGAATCAAAAGTATATTTTCTACAAGAAACAGATACAGGTAAATTTGAATTATATTTTGGAGATGGAATTATTGGAAACAAATTATCAGATGGTAATATAGTAATTGTAGATTATATTGTAACAAACAAAACTGCTGCGAATGGTGCTAGTAAATTTACATTAGCTGGTGACATTGATAGTTTTACAAATGTTACAATAACAACAAGTTCAAAAGCACAAGGTGGTGCTGACGCAGAAACAAAAGACTCAATTAAGTATAACGCACCTTTACAATATACAGCACAAGACAGATGTGTAACAGCAACTGATTATGAGACTTTAATTAAATCAATTTATCCAAATGCTCTATCAGTAAGTGTATGGGGTGGGGAAGATGATGAAACTCCAGTATATGGTGTTGTTAAAGTTTCTATTAAAGCAGCATCAGGTTCTACTTTAACAAACTATACAAAAACAGATATTGTAAATAGATTAAGTGAATATAACATTGCATCTGTTAAACCAGAAATCATTGATCCTGAAACAACATCTATATTGTTAACAACAACAGTAAAATATAATGCTAATGATACAACTAAATCATCAGATACTTTGAGATCAAATGTTGTAGATACAATTACAAATTATAACACAAATGTTTTACAAAGATTTGATGGTGTTTTTAGATTTTCAAAACTTTCAGCTTTAATTGATAATACAGACTCAAGTATTCAATCTAATATATCAACTTTAAAAATTAGAAAAAGTTTTACACCAACTTTAAATTCTTCAACAAAATATAATGTGTATTTTAGAAACGCATTATACAATCCACACGAAGGACATAATCAAGTAGGTGGTGGTATATTATCTTCAACAGGTTTTTTTGTAGAAGGTAACACTAACGAAATGTTTTTAGATGATGATGGTAATGGAAATGTAAGAAGATTTTATTATGTATCAGGTGTTAAAACTTATGCTGACAATACTCAAGGAACAATTGATTATACTAACGGACAAATATCAATCAACTCGTTAAATGTAACTTCAATTTCAAATATTAGAGGTCTTGCTTCTACAGTCATAGAAATTACAGCACAACCATTATCAAATGATGTTGTTCCTGTAAGAAATCAAATTATAGAAATAGATATTTCAAATTCTTTAATTACAGTAGAACAAGATACTTTTGTTGGAGGTTCATCAGAAGCGGGTGTTGGTTATAATACTTCACCAAGTTACTAATGAACAATGGCAAAATTTGACGACAAAATATCACATCTTATAGAAAGTCAATTACCTGACTTTGTACTATCCGATCACCCAAAATTTGTAGAGTTTATAAAAACGTATTATGCGTTTATGGAATCCGCAGAAATTACGATTTCTGATGTTCAAGGTACAGATGGTATTTTATTAGAAACAGAAACTAACCAAATTAACAATTTAGTGTTAGACGCTGGAAGTATTACAGGTGAATCAACTCAAAAAGATACTGGCGATAAAATTATATTAGAAGACACTGTTTATGGTAAGTTTACAATTGGAGAAATAATAAAAGGTAATACATCAAAAGCTACTGCTAAAGTATTAGCTGTTGATTATGATAATAATAGGCTATTCATATCAGCACAAAATAAATTTGTATCAAACGAAATTATTGTAGGTCAATCATCAAACGCTAACGCAAAATTATCAGATTATAAACCTAATCCTGTTCAAACAATACAAGAGTTAACTAGCTTCCGTGATCCAGATAAAGTTATCTCAAATTTTTTAACACAATTTAGAGACGAGTTTTTAGCAACAATACCTGAAAATTTAGCAACTGGTATAGATAAAAGAAAATTAATTAAAAATATAAGATCAATGTACCGAATGAAAGGTACATCAAAAGGACACGAATTATTTTTTAGATTATTATTTGGTGAACAATCAGAAACAATATATCCTAGAGAACAAATTTTAAAAGCATCTGATGGACAATGGGATACACAAAAAATTATACGTTGTATTGCTGTAAGTGGAAACACGCAAGATTTAATTGGAAGACAAATTAGAGGTGATGATAGTAAGGCAACAGCAATTATTGAAAACGTATTTAAGTTTCAAATAGGTCAATATGAAATTTCAGAATTGATTGTAAACGAAGATACAATACAAGGAACATTTCAAGTAGGTGAAGTAATATTAGGTACAAAATCAGATACTGATGATTACTTTATCAAAGCAAATATTACAGGTATACCTGGACAAAAAACTTTATTAAATGATGGTAACCTATATGACATAGGAGATAACGTTACAATAACTGGTGGTGGTACTGGAGCTCTTTTCTCTATTACAGGAACTGGTAAAGGTAAAATTGATGAAGTTATAATTGATAATGTAGGTCAAGGATATTCTACTGGAGATGCTTTAGTATTTGACAATTCACAAACAGTAGGTCAAGGCGCAGCAGGATTTGTAGCTGTAGTTAATGGTGGATTTGCTCCAGAAAGTGGAACACCAGGTATGAGTACAGACGATCACATTATAATGGAAGATGAAACACAAAATGGTGATGTTTATTTTGGTAACAAATTAGTACAAGAAGAAAATGGTAATGGAAACGTTGGAGATATTACAGATATTTTCTTAACTAATAAAGGATTAAATTATGATAAGTTACCAGCAGTTACAATTAACTCTTCAGGTACAGGTGGTGTATTAAAAGCTTATGGAACTGAAATAGGAAAAATTACAGAAGTAACAACAGTTGAATTAGGATTAAGACACGAATTATCACCAACACCACCTACATTAAATTTTCAAAACAATATTATCTTTGTAAGTCAAACAGGAAACTTTATACCTGGCGATAGTGTTTCTTTCACTGGTGGTGCATCTGGAACAATTGTTTCAGTTAATAATACATTAGGTTTAATGAAATTAAAAAATGTATCAGGAACAATTCAAGCAGATCAAAACTTTACTGGTACGTTGGGTGGATCAGCAACTGTTAAAAAAATAGATTTAGCTTCAGCAACTATTAATGTTGTATCCGTAGGTGATACCGATGGTAAGTTTATTAATGAAGATGGACACGTATCAGAATCTACAATGAAGATACAAGATAGTTTATATTATCAGGATTTCTCTTATGTATTAAAAGTTGGTAGATCAATTAATGAATGGAGAGATTCATTTAAGAAAACTATGCACGCATCTG